CACCTTGTTGACCAAAACGAATAGTTTTAATCTTATCGCCTTCTTTGGCAACAACTATATGAGACTTAGTAGGATGACTAGGAGTACGTTTAGGTTTATTATAACCACTTACTCCTGCTCGTTCAAGTCTTGAGTCTTTCTTCTTAGGCATTAATGAACTGTGTCTCCTACTATAGGGAGCTGATGACTTAACTCATGTATTTCACCAACTACAGTTAGAGCATACATATCGGCTATTTGTATAGCTTCATCTATATTATTAGCTTTAATATATGGTCCAACCAACATCTTGTTATCTTGCATAACCTCAGTCAGAAATATTTTCATAATCTGCTTGAGTTATGTCAATAGTTTCTTTTTCAGGCAATATAAAAATACCACCTTGAACATTATGATTAACATCTAAACGTTCTTTTTTACCCAAACCAACTCTGTCAAGTATAGACTGAGCTGCTTGAAGTTTAACATTAGCTTGAGGCATTGCTTCATCACTATCTAAAACTTCAACAAGCTTAAAAGCTGCATGAGGAGCTTCCCTTGCTAGGACATCTGAGGCTAAATCTACTATCTCATGTTTAAGACTTTGTAATACTTGGTAGTGATTTCCTGCATACCCGGCAAGTTCTGCTGAGAGCTTTAAGTTTCCTTTAGTTTCAATAAGATTATTAAGAAAACTTTCTTGTTTTTCTGTTAACTTTCGTTTAGTTGTTAAGTTACTCATGTTTATTAGTATATAGCCAAAAATAACAACTGTCAAGTATAGAGAAAAAAAACATAAAATAACTCTTGACAAAATGCAATCTGAAGTATACAATAGACATGTAGGTCGCCCCGGTTGCATAGTATAACTTGTGAGTCTGCTTAACACTTCAAAGTTCTGTAAAATGTATGAGCATGTGCATATATGGGGCAGGGGGGTATGGGGCTCTTGCCCAGGGGCTTATCAGCACTTCAAAGAGCTTTAGAGACAATCAAGGCCACCCTGCAAAACTTTGCAGAGTTTTTAAGATCATAAAGCCTATTAATCTTGTTGAGATCGAGAAGAAACCATCAAGACCTGGAAAGCTCTTCTAAATCCTGGGAAGTTTTAACAAGTGATACGGGGATTTTTTATACCTTGTCTACAACGCTGAGCACTTAACAGAACTTCAAAGAACTCCGAAGAATCAAAGGGTTATGCAAGATATTCCAGGGCTTAGCCGTTAAGTTGTGAAGATATTAAAACAATAAAGAAAAAAGGTTTTTTTTAACTTTGTTGGGGCTCTCTCGCTTCTTGTATGAGTAGATTTTACTCCTGGCCTTGTTGAGGTATACCTTAAACTTTGAAGAGCTTAGAAGGGACGAGAGGGAAGGACTATTCATAGAATTTATAATGTAGATCTTCGATCCGAGCTGACATTATAAGCCTGGTTTATATTAGGATCATAAAAAAAGGGCTATCAAAATTAAATAGCCCTCTTTTATCGCTCCGTTAACTTTTAGTTTTTTAATTCATGTTGCACCCCCTCCCCATTGAGTAGCCATAGCCGAAGCGATTCCAGGGAAAAATTTACTTCTAATCTTCCAACGGTCAGGACTTGGCGGACATTTATGAATGTCATCCCTGGCGTTAGTTCCGTCCAGCGTTTTTTTCAAGTTTTTTGAAAAATTCGTCCAACTCTTTTCTCTCTTTTGGAGTTGGTTTGAAGTGTGGATTAAGGAAGTATTCCTGTAGAATACTCCCCTTTTTGTACTTTGGAAACTTCATATGTTATACCCCCAATTATCTTTGAATTGTTTCTCTGCGATAATCTCGCCCTGGTCAACATCTAAAAAAATAAGCTCATATGCACCTTTGCGAAGGACTGCTCTTTTTATTAATTTACCATCAACAGAAAATCTGTATTCTTTGTCACCGTTCTCATGTGTTCGATGTGTGACTCTATGATCTAAAAACTTGTGGCTATTCCTGGATGAAGTCCCAACGAATACCGTCACGTCTCCGTGCTCTCTGACTCCGTAGGATTTACCGCTTTTATAAATACATGAGTTAATTAGATTCCATATTGGATACTGTTTCATAACTCACCCCCTGGAACTTTGTTCCAATAAGCGATTGAGCATTGAACATCTTGTAATAATTCCGCATCATCTGAGTAAGCATTTACAATCTTATCGTCTAGCCCTCGCATATTGCTTATTATTAAACTAGCGTCTATTAAGTCGATGCACTCAACTTTAACGCCTCTTTTGCTTTCTAAAATAATCATTTTTTAATTTCCTCCCTGGGTTGCAAATAGTATAGATAAATTTTCCGGTGTTTTTTTAGCCGTCATATATTTATCTAAAATTTTTAAATTCTTTTTAGTTTTAGCCGTCTTTGTGTGCTTGTCATATTCGAGCAGATCGTCTTTTAAATTTGCCTGTATAGAATAAAACAGGGTAATTCGTTGACTGGTTGTAAGCTTCTGCACGTTTTCCGTCTTGTTGGCTAGATGATAACTAGCTTTCCTCAACTTCTTATATGCTCTGCTCGTTTCTTCGTTGTTTAACTTCATTTTTTATATCTCCGTTAATTTTTGCCTGGTGACCTCTTCGCCAAACTTGAAATAATTAAATCATAATAAACAAACATTGTAAAACTATTGAACATTTATACAGTTAAAGTTTAAAAATTTAAAATGTTGGCATCTACGCCATGATGTAGGCGGAGACATAAAACTTGACAGATTTTTTTTATTCATTATATAATCTTGACAAGAATGAAACGAAGTTAAACGAATTGATAATAATCTTTACTATTCTTTTCTGTTTAACTAAATAGATTTAGGAGAAATATTATGATAAATATGCACATGAATTACTTAGAAGACTTTAGATATAAACCAACTAATGATATGAATACTGATCCCTATCAGCTTTCTATGATTGATCGAGGTTTAGCAAACACCAGGGCTTATGCTATTACTTCTGGTCTAAGAAGTAGAAGTTGGGAAAGAACTGTAAGTGGAATGTTAGCTTGTGATGATTGGAACTTTCCTGTTTTAATTAGAATAGAGCCAAGATTAATTTTAATAGCTTTACAAAAGACTAACAATGTTGTTTTACAACAGAGACTAAACACTACATTAAGGGACTTTGAAGAGGACATGAAGCAACAAAGAGTTGATAAACCAAATGTATATGATGATAACGGTTATCTTAGAATGGAAGCCACTTGTTATATTATTAAGGACATTCTTAAAGCGTATGCTGAAGAGGAGATAGAATGATGATATTAGTTGAATTTGGAATCCAGGATGGGGAACGAGAATATTCAGATTTTTGTTATTACGATAACTTTACCCAAACTGATTATTTAGAAGGCAAGATTACAGATAGAGAAATGCTAAATGAATTCTTTAGTCTAGACCTTAAAGATGATGATTATTTTAATGAAGATCGTGAGCAATATTGGAATGATTGTTATACACGAGCAGTTTGGATAACTAATGTTTCAGTTATTAACGAACAAGATATTGAAACATTAAAACAATATAAAGTAGTTTATTAAGGAGGTAAATATGAGTAAAGAAGTACATGAAGATATGTTATGGCAACAGATAGAAAAAGAAGTCACTACAGAGCATGAGGAGGGCTTACTAGAGCAAGAGATATTTACTTACTCTAGGATAGGGCTTGATGCAGATGATGATAGAGATGAAATATTATATGAGATTATGGAACAAAGATTTAGAGAGAGGTGTGTATGAATATTAAAGACTACATAGATTTTAAATGGCAAGAAGATAATTGGAGTGATTTAGAATTAGAAGAAGGTATAACAGTTGATGTTAACTTTTGGACAGATGATAAGTCTGGTCGGCAGTATATAGCTTTCTATCCAACCTTTACTAACCATGAAGGGTGGAGAGAGACTAATGCTACTACACCAATAGCAAAGTATAGAGTTATAGAAGAGGAGGTAGAATGAGTTTATACAGTAGAATAGAAGACGTAGCAGTTCGAGACTTTGAGTTTTTAAGGATGCTATCAAAAGAAAGTTTAGATGTATTGATTGATAAAGTATTTTACCTGGTTAAAAGTTTTGAGGGTGAAAATAGCCGTGATGAGTTTATTCATCAATGTATCATGGAAGAGGTGGCTCATTTAGTAGCCAAAGGTTTATTATTAGAAAGGAGATAGAATATGAGAACTAAATGTTATGTAATGACAGTTGATAAAAGAAGCGATGATGTAAGCGAACAGTTAAGTCAGTTGCAAGACATCAGAAATAAAGTTAGCTTTTTAAATAAACACACACTCTCTAAGCATTACGTTAAATGCCAGGGTAGGTGGGGTAGAAATAATCCTAACTATAATCGTAGGCGGATACCTTTCTGTCCTTTAAAAGACGCAGTAAAGTGGGACGTTTACATTTATAAAACATAATGACACAATATAAATACAAAGTCTTACAAAGAAAAAAAGAACTAGAACAAGAAGGCCTTGATAAAGAATGGAGTTTTATGGAGGCTAAGTTTGACAAAGGTAAGTTAGTCTCCATAACTACAGGATTTAAGAGTGGTAGAAGGTTAACTGAGTATGAAGATAAACGTAAGAAGGACAAGGAAGAATGGCAGTAAGAGGCAAGACAATACAAACTATAGACCATGTGAAAAAAAGTTCCTCACAGGGCGTAGGTGGACGTGGTAGGCGGATTAAAATAGCAATGTCTACTATGAACAAAAACAAAAAGCGAACTTATAAAAAATATCGAGGACAAGGAAGATGAAAGACTTTGAAAAACTAATAAAAGAAAAACTAGAGAAAGATGGAGTATCTAAAGAGTGGATGAAAGATCATTTAATTATTGAAGGACTCAATGATAATGAGTAATGTAATAGGTATAATATTAATATATACTTTTATGTTAGTATTAACTATGTGTGTAATAGTTATTTTATATAACAAGGAGAAGAATAAATGAAAGCGGAGTTGAGTAAAGAAGATTACAAAGAATGGGTGCGGAGAGTTGATGATTTAAAACAAAAACATGACATAGAATTACCACACTCAGTTAAGTACTTACCAGGTGGTAAAGTTGAAGTTAAACTTTTACAGACAATAGATTTAAAAAAACTTGACGAACTTTCGGAATAGGGTTGACAAGTCAGCGAGAAACTGTAAAATGGTATCTAGAAACAAAGTAAAAAGCCAATATATTTAGGAGATTTTTTATGGCAATACAAGAAGGAAGAGCCTATTGGGCAAACGTAACTACACCAAATACTAGATTTGAACCTGTGTATACAGTAGATTTGGTTATAGAGGATAGTGTAGCTGATGAATTTCTTAGTCGTGGTTTTAGGGTTAAAGACCTAATGATCAACGATGAGAAAGTAGGAAGAGCTATAACTGTTAAGAGGAAAGTGAATGGTCCAAATGGACTTGTTAGAAATCCACCAAAACTGGTTGATGTTAATAAGAACCCAATGGATGATTTAGTTGGAAATGGTTCACGAGTTAAAGTTCAGTATAACGAGTGGGAAGTAGAAAATAAATTTGGAACTTTTAAAGGCCTGGACTTTCAGGGTATGCAAGTTTTAGAATTAGTAAGCTACAAATCTGGGGACGGAGACGAGTTCGATGCTCTTGAAGGTGGCGAGGAGTTTTAATATGACAGAAGAAAATAATCCACAAGTCACATACAGAACCGATAACGGAACGTATGATGTCTTACAACTTTCGCAAGATGCTCAAAGTTTATTTAATGTAATAGTTGAATGCACTAATGAGGTCAACAACTTGCGGAGACGAATTGCTGTATTAGATGCAGCAGTTCAACACTTCAATAGTCAAATGCAAGAGCATCTTACAGACGATGCACTTATTGAAACTGTTGAAGATGAAACAGTCGAAGAGACTGATTCATAGTATATCTCCAGGAAAGTCAGCCATTGAGTGCGAGAAGGTTATCTCAAGAAGTGACTTTAAACTACTAGACCTTCAAACGAGGTGGTTGTATAGTAGTGTAGTTTATATGTAATATAGACTTGGTTATTATACAACGCCTCAATTTATAGGAGATGTATGGAGAAAACAAAATTTGTAAAATATCATATGCCTTGTCACGAATGTGGTTCAAGTGACGCAGTTTCTATAAATGAAGATGGCTCTGCTAAATGTTTTAGTTGTGGTAAATTTTACCCTAAGTATGAGAGAGGTGCTATGTCAATGGAACAATATAATAAAGAAAAACATATGACTAACGAAAGTAATGCTCATGGTGGGATATATGCCAAACTTACAGATAGAAACATTTCAAAAGAGACTGCTCAAAAGTATGGTGTAAAAGTTGTATATGATTCTAGTGGTCAATTAGCTCAACACATCTATCCTTTTTTTATAAATAATGAAAGGTGTGCTACAAAGACCAGGTATGTAAAAGATAAACGTTTTTCTTTTAATGGGTCTTTACAAGGAACAGGATTATTTGGAGAGAACTTATTTAAAGAGGGAGGAAAATACTTAACCATAGTGGAGGGTGAGTGTGATGCTATGGCAGGGTATGAATTGTTGGGCAGTAAGTGGGCAGTCGTCTCGATTAAAAGAGGGTCTGCCTCTGCTGTCAAAGATGTTAAAGAAAGTTTAGAGTATGTCGAAAGTTTTGAAAATGTAGTTCTTTGTTTTGATAAAGACAAGCAAGGCCAAGAAGCTGCTGTTAAAGTAGCTAAGATATTAAAGCCTGGTAAAGCTAAGATAGTGACATTACCTAATGGTTACAAGGATGCTAATGATATGCTTAAGCAAGGAGCACATAAAGAGTTTACAAACGCTTGGTGGGATGCAAAACTTTACACTCCTACCGGTATCATAAGAGTATCACAAAAACAAAAAGACTTTTTTAACAGAGAGAAAAAAGAAAGTATCCCTTATCCTTGGCAAGGGTTAAACAAAAAGCTCTACGGTTTAAGACAAGGAGAGTTATTAACCTTTACCGGAGGAACAGGACTAGGTAAGTCAAGTATTACACGTGAACTCGAACATTGGCTTATAAATCAAACTAAAGACAATGTAGGTATCATTGCTTTAGAGGAAGATTGGAAAAGAACTGTTGATGGGATATTGTCAATAGAAGCTAACGCTAGATTATATATTGATCAAGAAAGAGAAAAGTTTAGTAAAGAAACTTTGATGGACATGTATGATACTGTCTTCAAAGAAGATAAAGTTTTTGTCCATGCACATTTTGGTACAAATGAAATAGATGATATTTTTGCAAAGCTAAGATATTTAATAGTGGGATGTGATTGTAAGTGGATAGTTGTGGACCATCTACACATGCTTGTAAGTGCAGTCCATGAAGGAGATGAAAGAAGAGCTATAGACTCTATTATGACCAGACTTAGAAGTTTAGTAGAAGAGACAGGAGCTGGTTTATTATTAGTATCACACTTAAGAAGAGTAGACGGAAACAAAGGCCATGAAAACGGTATAGAAGTTTCTCTTTCTCATCTTAGAGGTTCTAATAGTATCGGACAATTATCTGACTGCGTAATTGCATTAGAAAGAAACCAACAAGCAGACGATGAACTAGAAGCCAGGACAACAAAGCTACGTATATTAAAGTCTAGGTATACTGGTGATGTAGGATTAGCTACTGCTTTAGTTTATGATAAGGATACAGGCAGACTAAGCGAACATGATCTTTCTGATTTTTCTAATGATAATGAAGAGAGGTTACAGTTTTAGATTTTATGGAATTAGTTTTTGATATAGAAACAGACGGTTTATATTTTGATGCTAAAAATATTTGGTGTCTTGTAGCTATTGATGGGGATGATAAAGTTTACAAGTATGGCCCTGATAATATTGAGGAAGGTATAAATCTTTTACAATCTGCTGATAAGATCATAGGACATAATATTATAGGTTTCGACCTCCCAGTTATTAAAAAGTTAACAGGTGTTGACTTATATAAACAAACTAACATTGTAGATACTCTCACTCTTTCTAGGTTATTAAATCCTAATAGAGAAGGAGGACATAGTTTGGAGAAATGGGGGTGGAAGCTTAAGTTTCCTAAGTCAGATAAGCCAGAGTTTGAATTCTTTTCAGAACAAATGTTGGATTATTGTGTTCAAGACGTTAAATTAAACAAGCTAGTACTAAACAAACTTAGGGAAGACAGTAAAGGATTTTCTAGAGAATGTGTAGAATTAGAACATGAAGTAAGTAAAATTTTACAGAGTCAATACGAAACAGGTTTTTTATTTGATGAGAAAAATGCTATGTTATTACTAAGTTCATTGAATAAAAGAAGGTCAGAGGTAGAGAAAGAAGTACATGAGACTTTTAAACCTAAATGGATTGATGTCAAAGAGGTTACTCCTAAGTTAAAGAAAGACGGTACGTTATCAAAGTCAGGGCTTACTTCTATTGAATATGAAGAGAGATATGAAACTTTAGATGTTACTCCTTTTATGAGAAAAGAACTAAGAGAATTTAATCTTGGATCAAGACAACAAATAGGAGAATACTTAAAAGATTTTGGATGGAAGCCTGAGAGGTTTACACCTACAGGACAACCTATTGTAGATGAGAATACTCTTAATAAGATAAATCATATACACGAAGCTAGTTTAATAGCAGAGTATTTGTTAATACAAAAAAGGTCAGCTCAAGTAGAGTCCTGGGTTGATGCTTGTAGAGATGATAGTAGAGTTCACGGTAGTGTAATGTCAACAGGAGCTATCACAGGAAGGATGACACATAGAAGTCCTAATATGGCTCAAGTACCGGCTGTATATAGTTCTTACGGAAAAGAATGTAGGGACTGTTGGATTGTTCCTGAAGGATATAAGCTTGTAGGTATTGATGCAAGTCAACTAGAATTAAGACTACTAGCTCACTACATGAGTGATGAAGATTATATAAACGAGATTATAAATGGAGATGTTCATACTGCTAATCAAAAACTTGCCGGACTAAAAACCAGGGATCAGGCTAAAACTTTTATTTATGCTTTAATATATGGTGCTGGAGATGAGAAGATAGGTAAGATCATAGGCGGAACTAAGGAAGACGGTAAAGGTTTGAGAGAAAGGTTCTTGAAGAACAACTCTTCATTTAAAATGTTAAAAGCTAGGGTAGATAGAGCAGCTTCTAAAAGATATTTAAAAGGTTTAGACGGAAGAAAAATATTTGTAAGACATAGACATGCAGCTTTAAATACTTTACTACAAGGAGGCGGAGCTATCTCTATGAAAAAAGCTATGTGCATCTTACAAGACATGGTAGATTTAAATACAGTAGATGCTAAGTTTGTAGCAAATATACATGATGAGTGGCAGATACAAGTTAAAGATACTCAAGCAGATTTTGTAGGAAGGTTAGGGGTGAAGGCCATACAACAAGCTGGTGAACATTTTAATATGAGATGTCCTTTAGACGGAGAGTATAAAGTGGGAGAAAGATGGAGTGAAACACACTAAACATTCTGAAAGTAGGAAAGGTGATATGGCAGAATACTATGCGGTTACTTGGCTATGGGATAATGGATATGAAGTGTTTAAAAATTGTGGATGTACAGGGTTAGCAGACTTAGTGGTTAGAGATAAAGATGGTGTTCTAACTTTAATAGATGTTAAAACTGCTCAACCTCAGACTCAAAATAATAATAATTTAACAAAGTGTACTGGTAGAACTAAGAGACAAATAAAAGCTGGAGTTCAAATACTTATGTTTGAACCTCTTAAAAGAAAACTATACTTTGTAAATCATAGGGAGAAACATGACAACAAAACATAAATCAGAAGCTGGTCATTGGTACAATAAAGATGGTGAGCCTAGGTATACAATTATAGGAGCTAACGGTAAAGAAAGAAATACTACATTAAGAGATGCAAAAAAAGAAGGATATGTACCCTCTGTAACTACTGTTTTAAATATTATAGCTAAACCTTCATTAGAAAATTGGAAAGTGACTCAAGCATTAAAGTCTGCAATAGAGTTAGAAAGACATATAAATGAAACTGATGATAGTTTTATTACTAGATGTAAACAAAACTATAGAGAGATAGGGAAACAAGCAGCTATAACAGGTACAAAAATACATGCTCAAATAGAAAAAGGATTTTTAGGAAAAACTAAAACTAAACCTTACAAGGTTATTATTAAGTGGCTAGAAGAAAACTTTCCTAACGAGGAGTGGATAGCTGAAGACTCCTTTAGTTCTGGGTTAGGATATGGAGGTAAGATAGATTTATATTCTAAGTCAGGAATATTTGTAGATTTTAAAACTAAAGATAACTTGGAAGGTAAAGACCCTGCTAAGTTAGTTTATGATGAACACGGTATGCAATTATCCGCTTATGCCCAGGGTTGTGGTTTTGATGAAGTTGAGAGAATATCTATTTTTATAGATAGAAAAAATACAAGTTTAATTTCTTGTCATATTTGGGATAAAGAGTCACATAAGAAACACAAAGAAATGTTTAACAGTATATTAAAGTATTGGCAGTTAGTTAAAAATTATGAATGGAAAACAAGCAAAAAGAATTAGAAACAGATCATTAGAACTTCTATTTGATTGGGTAAAAAGTTTAGTTCCTAAAGAAGAAGCTAATAAAATGAAACTAGAGGATGCCTATAAAATGCTTCCTTCTCAGACTCACGTTTACGCGAATAGAAAACTTATGCTTTCAGTATTTTCTTTGAAGTGGATAGTGAAAAGAGTTAAAAAACTTTACAGTAAAAAAAGATTAGAGGATATAACTTTAGAAGATATAACAGATTAAAGTATGAAAAAGAAAATAAATTATAAATTTAATGAAGATAAAATAATAAATTTAATAAAAGAATATATTAATAGAACTTATACTCAACATTATTCTAACGGTAAATATCAAGCTACTGATATAATTATAGATGCCGGACACGGAGAAGGTTTTTGTCTTGGTAATATTATAAAGTATGCTATGAGGTATGGGAAAAAAGATAATAAACAAGTAGAGCTATATAAAATAATACACTATGCTATTATTGCTTTATATTTAGAGGATAAAAATGGTAGAAGATAAAGTAGGGACTAAAGATTATTTAGGTATAACTATTAACTATGATAAAGAAAAAAACTTTGACAAGTTTAGTTTAGACACATTAAAAGATAGATATTTTTGGGATGGAGAGACACATGCCCAAGAAGCATTTGCAAGAGCATCAGTATTTGGTGCAACATTTAAAGGAGAAACAGATTATGAAATGGCTCAAAGACTTTATAACTACAGTTCCGATTGTTGGTTCATGTTTAGCACTCCTATACTTAGCAACGGAGGTACTACTCGTGGGCTACCTATCAGTTGTTTCCTTAATTATGTTCCTGACAGTAGGGGTGGGTTATCTGCTCACTATGATGAGAACATATGGTTGGCAAGTTCAGGCGGAGGTATTGGTGGATATTGGGGAGATGTTAGGAGTAACGGTATACCTACTGCTCATGGCAGTCGTTCTACTGGTTCAATTCCATTCATGCATGTTGTAGACTCTCAGATGTTAGCATTTAACCAGGGCACTACAAGACGTGGTTCATATGCAGCTTACATGGATATTAGTCATCCAGAGATAGAAGAGTTTATTAATATGAGAAAAGAGTCTGGTGGTGATATAAATAGAAAATGCTTAAACTTACACAATGGAATAAATATTACTAATGCTTTCTTAGAAGCAGTTAAAGATGATTCAGATTGGAGACTTATTGATCCTAAAACTAATGAAGCAGTTAATACTGTAAATGCTAGAGCTTTATGGTTTCAAATTATAAATGCTAGAGCAGAGACCGGTGAACCCTACATGATTAATATAGATACTTGTAATGAATACTTACCAAAAACCCAACAAGATTTAGGATTAGCAATTAGACAAAGTAATTTATGTTCTGAGATAACACTTGCTACTAACGAAGAGAGAACAGCAGTATGTTGTTTATCATCTGTTAATTTAGAACACTTTGATAAGTGGTCAAAAGAACCACAGTTTATTGAAGATTTAGTAACCATGCTTGACAATGTGATAGAACATTACATTCAAAATGCAGTAGATACATCACAGCTAGGAGGATATAGTGCAAACTTTAAAAGGTTTACAAAGTATATTAAAGAAGGTAAAGAAGGGTACGCAAAGTCTGCTTACTCTGCTTATAGAGAAAGGTCAGTTGGTCTTGGAGCAATGGGTTTCCATGCTTATCTCCAGTCTCAAAACATTGCGTTTGAAAGTATCTACGCTACTGGATTCAACTATAAAGCAT